GTCATTATGCCCAATCTCTTGCGCTTCTTGCTCTACCGGCTCATCAAATGTAAGACCGCTGTCATCGTTTTGTAGCTCACTCATAGTGTTTACTCTCTTAATGCCGCGAATATGGTCGCGTACCACAATACTATTATCACATAACTATCAATAATAGCAAATTAATAAATTTTAACTATCCTAATCCATTTCTTCCTGCTGCTCAGTGATAAGTTCGGTTTGTTGCGCGTAAGCCTCTGCACCACCACGACTGATAATAGCATCGGCTCCCATTGACTCACCTAACAGCTTTAACGTCTGCGCTTGAGTGTTGAGGTTGTCAATAATAGAAGCTTGCCCATCCATCATAGCTTTATTCATTGCCTGCTGATCACTAGACTGTTGCGCTTGCTGTTTCAACATTAACGTTAGTTCGTCCAGCTGCAGCTTATCTGCACTGCTCTGCGCCCTTAACAGACTATCTTGCTCTTTAATGCGTAGTTCTTCCTGCTTAAGCTGCGCCTTAACCTGTACGTCTGCCGTCTCAGCTTGTACGCGACCTATCTCTGCCTCTGCTATCTTATCCTCTGGCGTTTGCTCTGGCGGCTGCTGTGCTGCCATTTGCTGGGCTTGCTGTAATTCTTGGCGCTCTTCATCAGTTAATTGTGACTCAGGTATATTGCCGTTTCTTAAATTCATTACACGCATACGCTCAGCCGCTAAATCAGCTCCCGGTGCTTCGATGTTTTTAAGCTGCAAATCTGCTGTAAGCTCGCCAAAACCAGGTATCACCATGCTTAGCTTCTCAAACGCTTCTACTGATTCTTGCTGGCGATTCTTAAACGCGTCACCAGCGCTACAAGTAACATCATATTTACCTTGGCTCAAATCATTAAGCTTAACGGTTTTTTTCGTCTCAAGATCAACAACGCTTTTATTAAGCTCTACCATTTCATAAGAGCCATCTTCACCCAGTATTCTTTTCTGTGATGTTGAATCATAAGCTACTGGCAAAGCATTAACTATTACCACTGCCGTTCTGCAAATAGCTATCTCTTGCGGTCTAAAGTAATGGATTGTGCCGGTATCCATTTTATTCTGTAGTGATTGTATAGCAACTCCAGACATTCCATTGCCGCCCTCACCATTAGCAAGTGGGGATCGTGACGCTGTTGTCGCTATATCATCAAGACTGTTCTGTATTGCTTGCTGTACACCTCCCTGAATAACTGCGCCGCCCAATCTAAACGGTGGCGGTGCCGAAGGATCTGGAGTGTAAAAATAAGCTCTTTGCGCACTAACCGACATATTTTCAAATGCTGCAAGGTCTGCTGGTATTTTTGCTTGCGTGCGGCTAATCATTAGCGCGTCTGGAGGTGATAAGGCTACATTCTCCACCTCTGCTGATCTAAACGTATTATATGCCCGTTGTGCGTCCATTAGGTCACGTATAGCACCCTTATAGATTATCTTCCCGTCAGCCACGTTAAAATTGCCGTAAGTAGGGATAATAGGCAAATCTTTGAACACTGTATCTTGCGGCTCAGTTAAGAAAGCGCCACCGTCAAATAATCGGCTAACTATTTTATAGCTCTTTTTCTCGCGCTCTCGCTGTACCGTAATACCTTGCTCAGCTAGCTCATCTACAATAGATTCAAAATCATCATTACGCTCATATACTGAGCCATCAGTCATTTGAACTAACGTTTTAGATACCGGCTGACGGTAGACAATGCGCCCAACAGTAATAAAGTCCGGCTTATGCTCGAAAGTATCGTAAGCCTTGTCACTACCTATTGATTGCTTAGAACCTTCTGGGAATTGTTCTTCGTACTCATCAGGCGATAGATTATCCAAAATAAAAACATGGCGTGCGTCGCTTGCATCTTGCTGTATTGAGGCGGCATCAAACCATACTCGGTTAACGTAGTCAGGTATCCAATCAATAACAAAGTCTTGGTCAAATGAATCCGCGTCGATCCAATCCATTTTGACTTCCCAGCCACCAAGACCAGTAGCTACCATGTCACGTCCTGCACTTGCATAAACACGGCTGGCATTACTCATGGTTTCGATGTTGCGGATCAGCCCGTCATAGGTTTTAGCCAGCTCTTTTGTAGCATCACCGCCGCTAGGGCGTATCTTAATATCAAAATCTGCCGCGTCCATTTCGCCGACGATACCGTTTACAACCACGTTACATTTATCAAACGTGCCTCGGTACTTGTCGCCCATTTTAGCAACAGTGCGCGGGTCCCACTGGCCATCTTTAACATAAAGAAAGTCGCGCTCTTCTCTCACCATGTCGCGCTGGTCAGAATCAGCATCTTGTGATTGCTTTAACTGCTCGTTAACAATTTTAATATTTTCGTAATCTAGCATTTTCTCACCACAGAGTTTTAAAATTCATTACTATTTCATCGCCAGAATTATCAGGCGCATACAGGCACATCATTAGCGAGTCAGACCCGCCAGGCGATTCTATCCCGTTCTTTTTCATATCTGGCTTAGACATTATCTGCTCAAGCCCATTGTTGTTTTTAACTCTCGGCACTCTGCAAACCTGTGATCTTAGCGAGTCCATATCATCGACTCCATCAGAATCAATACTTAACATATCATCTGGATCTATATATTCGCCACGCTCTACACATTTGTAAGTGTTGTATATTCGCCTAGCCAGCTTATCAATATAAAACTGCGCCCTATTATTCTTAAACTGCTGATAATAATAAACCGCCTTTGCATCGCCCTTGCTTGGTCTATACTCTTTTAGCGCATCGTCTTGGCCTTTGCCAGACAAAGAGCCTTTAAACATGTGATACTTCGTATGTGTGCCGCTAAAAGCTCTATCAATCTGGCTTTTGGCGCCTGCACCCATACCATCGCCATCCCAAACAAAACAATCTGTGCCTTGCTCTTTAGCCAGCCCTATAGCCCAATCAATACCTTGGTCAACCTCGCCGGAATAAGTCTCACAAACCCGCTTAACAATTGAACCTCTGCGGCTAGCAAAGCCCTTAGAGTCGCCACCTTCGCCAGCCAAGTCATGCGCCGATACTGTAGCCCCCTCATCCCTAAAGACATTCTTTAAATGTGGCAGTTTGTGAGCATCGATACACGCATCGAACCACTCAGGCTTGATGATCGAACCTTCAACCTCATCGTAATATTTGCCAAGCCATTTACTTTCATACTCAGCAATACTTAAATTCTCTTTATCGTCTAATCTTTCGACTTCTAGCCCTGACTCATGAAACCAAGGGTTGTCGTTGTAGTTAATCTCCATCACCATCATAAGGTCATCTTCATAGTAACCATGCCTAGCCAGATCATCCTCAGCTCTAGATAACAATTTTCTGGCTATAGGGTCAGACCTAGAGCCTCTGTTCATTGTGATCCATATCTCAGGCGGCTCTACTACTTCACCTCTTAACTTTGCCTCTTTAGCCTCTAGCGGGGTGACTCGTATCGAAGCGGTCAAAACTTTTAACGTTTGAGTCGAAAGCCCCTCACCCTCTTCTATCCATAAGCCGTGGCAATTGATACCTTTTAGCGATGTAATGTTTCTAGCTAAGCCTTTATAAAAATTAGCTCCACCAGATACATGCTCTATTTCTGTACGCTTAACCTCAAACCCTGTCATCTCTAAGCGGTTTATCTCATCCGCTAAAGTTTGGTGAACAGAATCATCAATAGATGCTTGGAACTCTCTAGCACAACACCAGCGACGACCGCGCATAAGGTCTGACAAAACAACATCAGAAACAAATATAGTTTTAGTCGATGCACGACCGCCTACTAATATCTTAAAGCGCTTCTTCTTTTGAAGAAACACACCAAGCTTATCAACACACTCAATCTTTAGAAGAGACGCCGACAAATTGGACTCCTGTAAACTCGACAGCCTTACCATTGGGGCCAGACAGCGTATTATCTTGCTTATCATGGTATCCGTGCTTACCTAACAATAACTTAGCGATAGTTGCGTTAAAATCGTTTGTCATGGCTTTATTAAAGGTAACAAGCTCTTGATTTTCTTTGATAGCATCTAATATATCCCGAAATTCTTTGTCATCGTCATCAGCCCACTTGTAAATAGTAGACTTGCCACGGTTCAATACCTTGCACAAACCTACAATACTTGGGAATGCGTGACCATGATCCGCATAGTTATCTATATACTCCCATGCCATACTTTCAACTTCTTCGCTCCAGTCTGTCGGTCGTCCTGCCATCTTATACCTCTGCCGCATTTAAGTAATACGTAAACTATTGATTGACCTTGTCTAATAGGTTTTGTTAATCGCAGGCCTCTTCTACTGTAAGAGTAGTGTCGTCGCCAAAGAATAAACTTGGTGCTGCATCTTGATATTCTGAACACACTGTCCAACCACCAGCTACTGTAAAGTCTGCCGCTTGCGTTAAATAAAGCATGTATGTATTTGCTGGCAACACTCCCACATTCGGCAGTGAAGGCGAATCGACTGCTGGAGCAGTTATGCCGTCTGCAGTGTCATCTCGTGAAAAAGTAATAGTCCCGTCTTGGCTTGTGAATTTAAGTTTTAACACTGTATAAGGGGCTGCGTTCAGATCGAAAGACGTGCCAACGTATAAGCTTTTACCTACTTCACCAATTTTAATAGTCATCTTAGTACACTCATTAAGCCAATAGACGTTTGGCCTATTGTTGATTCACTGGAATTAAGTTTTTCTATGCCGCTTAGTATATCAAATAGTTCAGATATTGCACTAATGCGGCCATGCGTTGTGACGTATGGCGACATCATGCTAGCTGGGGTTGTATCTATCTCACTACTGATTGCCGTGGTCATTTGGATATTGCTCTCTAAATTATCGCCATATTGCTCAAACCCTGAAAAATGCCCCTTGTAATTTATTCGTATATCACAAAGAGCGTCATTTATATTTTCGATTGTAGATAAGCTGTACGCGTTTTTGATTATCTCGCTTTCTTTTGCTATTAATGCGCTGATTAACGATTGAGCATCTATGATGCTATCAATTGTCGATAATGTGTCAAGGTTTGTCAGTATTTGACTATTTACAGCATCGCCTACCCTAATCGGGTTGTTTAGCTTGCTACCTATTCCCCAGTATTGGCCGCCATAGTATTCGCCACCGAAATAACTACCACCGAAATAGCTCATTCTTTAATCATCTTCTTGGCTAAAGATTTATCCCCTCTTTTCCTGTTGTGCTGAATACTATCGCCATCACTTGTTTTATAAGTGCTTTGCCTTTTTTTTCCATCATTTTCAAGTACAGCAGAACGGGTAAAACTTATCTTTTCATTGACTGTGATAGTGACAGATACACGCTCACCACCAGCATCATCTTTTGTTTTTGGCGGTCTTGCGTCACTTTTCTTAAGCTTTTTTTTACGTACCATCAGTTGTTACCGATATCCTTTGACCAAATTCGTCAGTTAACGCCGTAATTCTGTTTTTAGTGTCTGCGACATCACGGAATATTTCTGTGCCGCTAGATTTAATGCTTTTCCCTGCAAGCGCAGAATTCCATACTCTCATCTCGTTTGCGTATGTCTTGCCATTTTCCAAAATAGACACCTCGGGGTCAAATTCTGGCGTAGATAACACCACTTCATCGGGGCTTATCCATACAATAGAGCTACCCAAAACTGCATCTGCTCTGTTAATGCCATCAGACCAGCCCAAAATAAACGAGTCGATCACTGTTAGCTTACTTGCTGCCTTGTTGTTTATAACTGTCACTATAGCGACATCAGCATCTATTGTAGCCTGACCTGCGCTTTGATAGCTAATAACGGACGTGCCATCAAGAGCAACCCAGTTTCTCAAACCTTCTTCTGTTGATATGGCATCAACTAAAAATGCAGCTATGCGCGACTTCTGCGTGTCATCGGTAGCATCATCTACCTCTACTTGAACCTCAACAAAATCCGTCGCACACTCTGTTACAGCAGAACCATCTATGCCAAGCACGTTAGGCTCTGCCCAATCAACCTGTGTATCACTAATGGTAATATCTGAATCATTAAGCACGAAAGCGGATCGGAATACTCTTTTCGCTACTCCGGCCTCTTGATATGTGGCCAGCAATACAAAACTATCGCCGCCGGTAAAATCAACCGCACCCGTCAATGTAATTGAGTAGCCAGAACCACCACTAACCACAGACGCGTCCACTTCCACACTTTGAGTTACGTTATAAAGACGTACCTGTGAATTGTCCAGCAAATTTGTAGCGCTTACGGTTACATCCACACCAATAAAGGAAACCGTAGCGCCAGCGGTATCGTAAGTAGGTTCAGCTTGCCCACTAGACAAGTTAATCGTAGTCGTCCCAGTTGCTGCCGTAATATTTAATTCTGTTGTGTAGCCGTCAAACGTGGCCTGACTTAAATCATAAGTGCCGCCCACACTCGATAGCTCAATAGCATAAGTCTCTGCACCTTTGGTAAAGTCATAGCCGATTGTCGCTCCATCGGTTGCTGTCATAGCATGCGTAGTGCTTATACTATCAATCACCCTACCACCAACAAAACTAGCCCCTTTTGCGTCAATAATGCCACAACCAACGAAGCTAACACCATTACACGGAATGCCCGTTTTCCATGTGACATCGTACCCGCTCACAATCCATGTATCTGTTAAATATGTTGCGTCTGTGCTTGATGCTGGGTCTATGACGAATGACTGCTTATCGCTTGAACGTAATATCCACGGCCTAAAATCATGCGTGTCATTAGCACTGGCTTTTACTATGTATGAGTGTGAGCCTTCTCCGCATTTATATCCAATCAGAATATCACTATTATTTTCTGGATATGCGCTTGAATCTAACGATGCTATAAAATGTGTTTTTGTTGTTAAGTTACCCAGCTCCACGCTTGCAGCAAATAAAT